CGCCGCCACCGTGCCGCCCGTCGCCGACCCGAACGGGATCGGGAAGATGATCGGCAGCGGCATCCCCGTACCGGCCGCAGGAGCGCCGACGCTGACGCTCTGCGTGGTCTGCGAGTAGAGGTACGGATCGGCGGCGCGGAGCGCGACGTGGTAGCGCAGGAACGGCCCGTACAGGTCGGCGCTGAGGTCGACCTGTGCATCGCTCGCGGTTCTCACCGTGCACTGAAGGTCGAGGGTTCCTCCGGCGCGGCGGAACTTCAGCAACACCGGCGTCTGCACGGCGCCGAGCAGCACCGACTGCACGGTGTTCCACGACGACCAGGCGGCGTCGACAGATGCGCCCCAGACCTCGCCGTCGATGGTGATGACGCGCGCCGTCAGGAACTGGTTCGCGGGCTCCACGGCGCCATCACCCTCGGGCCGGTCGTACGTCTGGCCGCGGACGCCGGGAAGCCCGGTCAGGCCGGTGACCTTCGTGAGGTCGCTCGTGGACGTCGCCAGCAGGCGCGTCGTGCCGATGTCGAGATAATCTAAGATGTCGCGCCTCCTGCTACCCGCTTCGCGTGCTCCGGGTGGACTCCGAACCGCTCGGCGATGGCGAGCCACGATGCGCCCTGATCGTGCAGGCGCGCCATCAGGGAGGCGTCTCCGTCGCGCAGTTTCGCGTTCGCGTTCCGCTCACCAGTGCGATCGCCGAACCGCCCGCGGACGCCGGCATCGCGCATGTTGTCGGCCTGCGTTCCCGCCGTCACCTAGACGCTCACCGTCCTCAGCTTCCAGGCGATCGCCGCAGCGATGGCCTGCGGGTCGGCGGCTGCCGGCACCTGGTTGAATACGATCGTCGGGACCCCTGACGGCGCCACCGTCTGCGAGGCGAGTCCCGAGCCCGCGATTCCCATCGCCCCGCTCGTGCTGCTGCCGGTGATCGGGTTGAATCCCGTGTTCCAACTCTGCAGGTCGATGCCGACGACGCCGTCTGACTGGCTCTGGAGCGTGTCGATGCGCTGCTGTAGTTGCCAGTCGTCGAAGTCCTGCTGTGCCTGCTTCTGCGCGTCGAGCGCGGACGCCAACTCCTCGGCCGACGCGGTGCCGCTCTTCTTCATCGCGTCCACGGTCGCGTTCGCAGTTTCGAGCGCGCCCTTGACGCGATCCGCGTCGCGCTGCTTCTGGATCCGATCCTGAAGCTGCAGCGCCTTCTGAAGCTCGATGTTCGCGGCGCCCATCTGGTTCGTGATGGCCGTCCCCATGTCCGCCCAGATGCCCCCGCCGCCGCGCATCGCGTAGCGGAGCGCGTCTTGGATCTTCGTCTTCAGCTTGGTGCCGAGGTGCGTCAGGCCCTTGATCGCGCCCTTCACGATCTCGTTGCCGATGTAGACCTCGCCGCCGTGGCTCACCGGCGAGAACGGGTTCAGGCTCGTGATCGCCTTCTTCACCTCGCGCTCGATGAACCCCTTCAGTGCCGACCCGAGCGACGAGAGGCCCGACAGCATCCCGCTGACGATCATGCCTCCGATCTTCAGCGACGCCTTCACGTAGAGCTCGCCGGCCGCGAGCAGGAGCCCGGGGATCTTCTCAAGCAGCGACTTCACCGCCCCCGGCAGCGCGTGCATGGCATCGAGGAACTTGTCCTTGATCGTCGACCCGATCGCCTTCGCAGCGGGGCCGAAAAGCGTCACCGCGCCACGGAGCACGGCCACGATCAGATCGAGCGCCTTGCCCGGAATTGTCTTGATGCGCGCCCACGCCGTCGACCAGTGCCCCTCGAGCACGTCGCCGACCGCCTTCCATATCGTCTTGAGGATCGCAAACCCGGCCTTGAATACCGGCCCGAGCGCGTCGACCAGCTTGTGCGTGATCAGGATGATGTCGTCGCCCCACCGCGCCCAGACGCGCTTCACGAACTCCGTGAACTGCGTCGCGATCGCCTGCACCTTCGCGATGCCCGCCGGCAGGTTGTTCGTCAGCCACGTCACTAGCTTCGTGAGCATCGGGATGACCTTCTTCACGACGCCGTCGGAGAAGTCGAAGAAGTGCGCCTTCAGGATCGCGATCTTCCCCGTCAGCGTCTGACCGGCCGCCTTCGCGCTGCCGCCGAACTCCTTCTGCAACTCCTTCAGGATCACCGCCTGCGCCTTCGCCGTCTGGCCGTGCTCCTGGTAGGTCTTGATCAGCTTCTTCTGCTGGTCGTCGAAGGTCACGCCGACCCGGCTCAACGCGCCGACGCCCTTGATCGGGTCGTTTAGAGCCTTGCCGAGCATCGTCGCCGACGCCGGCATCGACTGGCCGAGTGCGACGCTCATGTCCGCCATCGTCTTCGTCGTCTGGTTGAAGATGTCCTTACCCTTGCCGGTCTCGTTCCTGATGTTCGTGAACGTGAGCAGCATGTTCTCGCCGGACTGCACGGCATCGGCGTCGACGCCGCTCAGCTTCTCGATCGCGTCCGCGTGCGCGTCGATCTGCTTCGACGAGATGCCCGCCGCGTGGCCGGTCGAGTGCAGCGCCGCCCGCGTCTGCGACGCCACCTTCTCGTGGTCGGTGTACGAGCTGATGACGCTGTGCAGCGCCCCGCTCAGGCCCTGCGCCCCGGCGAAGGCCAGCCCGGCGATGCCGGCGCTCTTCGCGAGGCTCAGCATCCCGACGCCGACGTGGCCGGAGACACGCCCGGAGAACCCCTTCGCGTCCTTCTCCGCGGTTTTGAAGCCCTTCGACAGGCCGGAGACGTCGCCGAGGATCTTGACGGTCAGCGCGGCGGCCACTACGAGCGCGCCTCCTGGCGCTTCTTCAGGTCGTCAACGATCATCAGGTACTCAGCGGCGGACAGGTCGCTCATCTGCCACGGCTGGATGCCGAACACGTCGCTCAAGACGGGACGCCAGTACCAACGAGGATCGGCGTCGTAGTCGGGCTCATACCATCCTCGCTTGCCGCCTCGACGACGGCCCCGGGAGGGACAGCGACGGGCTCCGTGTCGATGTCGACGGCGACCGGAACCTTGCCATCGAGGATCGCCTCGACGTTCGGCGTCGCCCCGGCCCGCTCCATCGCGATCACGGCGAGCGCCGTCATCACCTCGATGTCGACCTTCGACACCGCCTCGATGATCTCCGTGCCCGCGATGCCGCCGGCCAGGCGCTTCACGCGGCCCGCCTCGCGCGGTGTCAGCCCGTAGCCGATCTGGTCCAGCAGCGGCAGCGAGAACGACTGCTCGTCCACCACGAACCGGATCACCACCTGTGGGTTCGACCTATCCATGCTCACGACCTCCCGAAGTCTGTTTCCACCCAGTCAAGGAATCCCTCAAATGCCTTCTCGGTCTTCCCCGTCGCGTACCACTGCCGCACTGTCGGCTCGATGAACGCTCGCGTCTTCCCGAACCCGTACTCGTAGATCGCCGCGTAGCCCATCCGGCTCCGCGGCCCCGGGTTCAGCGGCGGCGTGGAGCGCACCACCAGCGTCGACCCGGACATGCTCGACTTGATGCTGCGCGCCAGCCGGCCGCTCTTCATCAGCCCCTGCGTCGCCACGCGGCCCTTCACGTCCTTCACGAACGGCACGCCGATCTGCTGCTTCATCTCCTTCCGAAGACGGGGAGCGAGTTTGCCCTCCATCTTCGAGAACATCCGCAGTAGTTCGGCGAGCCCTTCGACGGCAACGGTGCCGCCCTGGGCTGTCGAGCCTCGTGCCATTTACTCGGCGACGTCCGTCGTGCGGTAACGGGCCGTGCAGATCGGGTTCGTGCCGTCGTAGAGCGCCTTAAACGGCAGCGTCACCGGGACGATGTCCATCCCGTTCAGGTCCGGCGTCTCGCCCTCGAACCGCACCACCGGGAGCGTGAACTTCATGCCGTACTTGCCGGTCTCGCCCGTGATCGCCTCGATCGTCGAGCCCTCGACGAGGATCGTCAGCGACGTCGTCGTGCCCGCCACGTAGCGGGTGTACTCCGTCAGGCTGGAGAGCTCGATCTCCAGCGACCCGGTGATGTCGTAGAAGTCCTTCGCGATCGGCTGCTTCTTCAGGTTCGAGTTGCGCAGGAAGAACCGATCCTGGTTCAGCCCCGTCGAGCCCTTGATGCTGAACTTCCGGACGTCGATGTTGCCGCCGCCGAGCGAGACCTGCGCGCCCGTCCAGTAGAACACCTCGAACGAGGAGGCGTACGTCGCGGTGGCGAGCGCCGTCGCCGTCGTCTCGTCCATCGCGTCGATGCCGAGCTTCATCATCAGGATGCCGTCGAGGTCGAGCGTGAACTCCCAGTCGGTGACCTTGCAGCCGTTGTAGGTGAACGCGCGGACGTTCGTCGCCGAGCCGGTGACGTCCGGGATGCCAATCTGCGCCGTGAAGCTGCGGTTCGAGGTGTCCTGCGCGACGATCGCGAAGGAGTGGTCGCGCGTCAGCGAGCCGCCGGACGGGGTCGTGATCACGGTGTCGAGGCCGAACGCCTGGCCGAGCAGCATCGCGAAGCCCTTCGAGCCGAGCTCGAACGTCAGGTCGCCACCGGCCTGGCGCTTCCCCGGCGCCCAGCGATCGGAGCGCTGCGTGCGGCTCGCGGAGCGAAGGCTCTTCGCCTCGATCCGGGCGATGTCGAGCTTCACGGACTCGTCGACGATCTCCAGCGCCCGCGTCGGCGTCGCGCCGTCGCCGTAGCCGGTGCCGGCCGTGTTCGTCGCCACCGTCAGACCGGTGATGCCGGTCTGGACGGTGATCTGCGGGACGTTGCGGCCGGCGACGAGCGCCCCGGAGAAGGTGATCGTGATCGCCGCCGGGAGCACGCCACCGGCGCACACAACGCCGCCGGTGCCGATGTTCGGGAGCGCCTCGAGCGCCGCCTGCACGGCCGCCGCGGCGGCGTTCGTGGCAAGCCCGCCGACGGTCGTCTGCGCGCCATCGAAGATCAGCGAGAACACGGCGGACGGCGTGCCGGAGATCTGCTGCACCTCGTTGGTGTAGACCTCCTTCGCCATCACGAACTGCGCGCTGATGCCAGATGCGGTAGGCATTACGCCTTCTCCTCCTCGGCCTCAACGGCCTTCGCCTTCTTCACGACCACGCTCTCGAAGTCCGGCCGGGCGGCCAGCTCCTCGCCGAGACCGCTCGGCACGTCGCACTCCTCGCCCCGCTTGACGCTGATCGTCATGCCGCTGGGGAGTGGGATGTCGACCGCGTCGATCCCACCCGTGTACCTGATCCTCATCCCTGTCTCCTTTAGATTCGAGCCGCGCAGGCGACCTCGAGCGTCGCCCGTGCCTCGCGTTGCGTGTCATCGAAGTGCTGGGTAAGGCTCAAGCCCTGGACGACGACCCAGGCGAACACCGCGCCCGAAGGCAGCGAGATCCCCGTCCACGGCGTCGTCCCCGAGCTCCAGTTGCGCAGGCTCGTCTCGATGACGCCGGCGTAGGTCATCGCCAGCTCCTCGAGGGTCTGCTCCGCGCTCATGTTCGAGGCGATGCACGACACGACGATGCTGGTCGTGTAGCGCTCCTCGCGCTTGCGCTGCCCGAGCGCCGCCGTCGTCTGGCCGCCGCCGAACACCGACGCGCCGTTGGTGCCGCCATCGACGCTGTCGCCGATCATCACCATCGAGTCCGACGGCCGATTCGGGAACGGATGGCCGATCACGACCTGCACGCCCGCCAGGCTCGCGTCCGCCTGCAGCCGCGTCAGCAGCCCGGCCCGGAAGTAGGGGATCGTGGACACGCTCATCCGATGATCGCCCTCCGGTACGGCGCGAGCAGCTGCCGGACGCCCCAGGGGAGCGCCGTGCCGCTGGAGTTCGGCATCGTCTGGCGGCCGTCGTCGGCGCCGGGGAGCGCGTACTGGTCGGCGGCACGGTCGACCATCGCCGCCGCCGCGATCGTCGCCGCCTGCTGCACGTCCGCTGGGATCGTCGCCGGCCCCCAGTCGCCGAGCACCGACACCTGCTCGTACCCGAACCGTGTCGAGTTCGACGAGTAGGTGCTGATCTGCGCCGACAGCATCATCCCCGTGAACGTGTCCAGCGAGTCGGTGCCGCCGATCGGCAGCAACTGGTACGACGTGTTCGCCGTCAACACCGTCGGCGTCCCCTCCGGGTGGAGGCTTACCGTCGTCGCGGTGCGCAGGTCGAACGGCGCGAAGTCCACGTAGAGACCGTCGACCTTGAAGATGTTCGTCACTGCGGTGCGGCCCGTCAGCCAGCGCTGCGTCCACTCCTCGCACGCCGCCGACGCCGCCGTCACGGCGGTCTGGATGCGGGTGTCGCTATTCGTGTCGACGATGCCGAGGTAGCTCTTCACGAGTGCGAGGCTCGTCAGGTCGGTGCCCGTCGCGCCCGCGCCCGGCGCCGAGCTCGTGACGATGAGGTCCTCGCTGCCGATCGTCGTCGCGTCCGACCCGAGATCCCAGAAGACGGTGTACGTGCCCGCCGTCGACGGCCCCGTCCCCGTCCAGAAGTACACGCCGCGGGTGCCGGACTCCGTGATGCCGACGGTGGTCGACGCGAGGAAGACGGCGCCGGTCGGGGTGTCCGTGATCGTGATGCGGATCGTGCCGACGAGGCCCGTCGTGCCGTAGCCGATGCTCGCCTCGAGGGTGCCGGCGGGGGATGCGTAGATGGTCATAGCGTGGTCACCCTCGATGCGTCGATGCCGTCCCAGATCCCCGCCGCGTGGTTGCGCAGGTAGACGTTCACCGTGCTGCCGGCGACGTACTCCACAAACACGCTCCAGATCGGATCGCGCGCATCGACGCCCGGCGTCACGTAGTAGAGGACCGGACAGCAGATGTGTGCGATCGTTCGCGACCCGACCGTCTGCGTCGTAAAGATGCTCGCCGTGTACGCATGGTTGTGCGTGTGCCCGCAGACCCATGCCCGCGCCTTCGACCGGTTCCCGAGCAGCGTCCGGATGTAGGCGTCGTCCGCATCGCCGACGCGCTTCACGAAGAAGCCCGACGTGTTCGAGTCGAAGATCGTCACGTTGTCGACGGATGGGTCAGTGACGCTATTCTTCAGCGGCGCGTGGCAGACGATGATGCAGTCCTTCGTCGATGCTGCCAACTGCGCATCAAGCCAATCGAGCGTCGTCTGCGTGATCTGGATCGTTGTCGTATCCGACGGGTACGGCACCGAGTCCGGGTTCACGATCAGCACCCGGCACAGACCGAAGTCGATGTTCTGGTTCAGGCTCGCCTGGCCGTACGCCGCCGCCGCCACCGTCGCCGTCCGGTTCGCCTGCCAGATGTCATGGTTCCCGATCGCCGTGTAGAACGGAATCGACCCGGCGTTCGGCAGCGCGTCCCGCCACGCCTTCGACAGGTTGTCGTTCGTCGTGTCGTTGATGTTGCCGCCGGTCTCGTTCGAGAAGTCGCCGACGCAGATCCGCGCCGTCGGCGTCGGCAGCAGCCCTCCGCTCAGGTCGTTCGAGAACTTTGACTGCCGGTTCGCGCTCAGCACCGGCACGTGTGGGTCGCCGATCATGTGAAATAGCACCGTCCCCGCGCCCGGGTTGCGCGGGATCTGCCGGGTCGACCTCATACCGGCTCCACCCGCACCGTCACCACGAACTGCGACAGGTTCGTCGGCGCGCCGTTCGCGGCCACCCGGATCGCCATCACGTCGTTCGCACGGAACTTCACCGTCGTGTCGAACACCGCCTCGTCCATCCAGAACGCCTCACCCTGCAGCGCGCTCAGCTGCCGCTGGAAGTTCGTGCCGGCGCTCGAGATCAACTCCACGAAGTCCGTCGCGAAGTTCGACGTCACCCGGTAGCGCCGAGGTCGCCACGACCAGTTATTCGACCCATCCATCGTCAAGGCCCCGCCGAAGTTCGCCACGCCGATCTGCAGTACCCGCAGCGGGAAGGGCGCCACGAACACCGGGAAGATCGTCGTCGCGGCGATCGTGCCGTCGTACGGACGCGTGATGAACAACTCCTCGACTGTCGGAGAGGTCGCAGCGGAGACCCGGTTTGACCGGAGCGTGCCGGTCACATCGCCGGCAAGGATGGGGACGAGATCCGCGCTCACGGCTAGGAAACAGCCATCCAGTAGGCGAGGGTGCCGGCGGCGCTGATCGTCAGCGAGGCCGGTAGGTCGGTCTGCGACGCCTGCGCGCCGGTGTAGGTGATGCTGTTCGCCGAGTTCGCGTTCGTCGCACCGACCATTCCCTTGGCGAAGGTCGGCATCGTCGTCGCGATACCCAGGAACGCCAGCAGGTAGGTGTCGGTCGATGGGACGACGAACGGCTGGCCCGCGACGAGCGCCAGCGGCATCGTCCGTGTGCCCGAGGCTGCGAGTTGGCCGGACACGTCACCGCTCGATGCGAGCAGCGAGGTCCCCGCCTTGTTGTAGATCCCGACCTTCGCGCCGATCCCCGAGAAGCCGGAGCCGGCCGTACCACCGAGCGCCATCAGGATGTTCGTGACGACGTCGCCGCCCGCCAGGCCGATCGCCTGCAGGTACACCGTGCCGGTGATGGAGATGGTGTTGTTCGATGTCGCGTTGAACGGGAACGTCTCGGCGTAGTAGCCGTGCGCCTCCATGTTGGCGCGCTGCCGCTCGGCGTGCTGCTGCGCCGTGTTGAACGCGAATGCCGTCGGCATCACTCACCCCGCTTTTCTGCCGCGACCCGCGGCCTCGACTGACGACCCGTGCGCTTCTCCGGCTTCACGCCGAACCGCTCGAGCTCGCGGTCGACATCCTCGGTCGGATCGCCACGATCGATGCGGCCCCGGAGATCCGTCTTCAGGCCCTCGATGTACACCTCGGTCTGCTCCGGGTCTTCGCCGGGGAAGTATGCGAATGGCTTGGTCATGGTCACCCGATCAGTAGGAGTTGCTCGCCGCGGGCGGACGCGCCCTTGGAGAGATTGCAGGGAGCACAGGAAACCCTCAGGTTCGACTCGTCGTGCGAGCCACCGCGGCTCAGCGGGACGACGTGGTCGAGGTGGATCTCAGCGGGAGAGCAGACCTCGCCGCACAGGTAGCAGGTGCTCTTGTCGCGCTGGATGATGTAGGCGCGCTGGATGTCGCGCCGTCGGCCCGAGCCTCGGGGGAGACGGCCGTTCGCGCGCTTCGAGCCGTGCGCGCTCGAGTTGCACTTCTCGGAGCAGTAGACGGCGTTCGTCTTGATGTTGCGGAACTCGGTGCCGCAGTGCGGGCAGACTTTCGGCGGGGCGGCCCACATGGCGGCGACCCGGTCGGCCTTGTCGAGCGCGAGCCGAAGCATCGTCCTGAAGTCGATGAGCGCCTTGGCGCACGGGGCGCACCGAACCTGAGTCGAATTGCGCATTGTCGTCTCGATGTCACAACCACATCCGGCACACGCGATGATGGGCGGGCGAGTCTTGTACTTGCCTTCGGGGAGCCCTAGCGCTATGCGAGCGGCGTCATACTTCCTGGTGCATTCCTTGCACCAGTGATGGCGACGGCGAGAGCCGTCCGGCATCCAGTAGAACTCGGATGCCGGACGGCTCTCGTTGCACGCGGAACAGTCGCACGTCGAAACGCCGGGCGGAGGCCCGTATCGGAGTGTGCGACCCATAGTGTTCTATCCCTTGTGCAAGTCAGTTAGCCACTATTGGCTAAAAGCCTGCCTGGACGATCGACCCGGTCCCGTTGATGACCGAGATCATCTTCGGCTGCCGGCTCATCACGCCGTAGTAGCCCCAGAGCACGAGCTGGTACTGGAGCGTGGCGATCGAGGTCTGGTCGGCGACCTTGAAGCTGGGAGCGGACTCCCAGATGTCGAAGCCGCGGCGGTTGATCAGCACCGTCGGTGCCTGGTTCGTGCCGGCGCCGAGGTTCACTGGCATGTTCGCGTCACAGACGACGGGCAGGCCAAAGTTCGTGAACCCGACGACGCCCTGCGCCTCGAGGTCGGCGAGGGACGTGCCGTTGAAGCCCGGCATGCCGCCGAGACCAACGGCGAGCGGCCGCAGCTGCGAGTCGAGACCCGACAGGTACCAGTTCCACGTCGACGGGTGCATGATCGCGAAGTCGGTACCGACGAACGCGCCCTTGTCGATGCCGTTCTTCGCGAAGATGAGCTGGTTCCAGAACGAGTCCGCGACGGTCGCCGAGGTCTGCTTCGGACCCGCCGAGGTGTACGTGACCGCGTTCACGCCGGTGACGTTCAGGATGCCCTTCGCGTTCGCCACGTTCCCGTTCAGCACGGCGACGTCGAGCGACTGGTTGTACGACGCGACGAGGTCCTGGTAGATGACGCCGTCGATCGCCGGGCTCGAGAGGTCGACGATCTGGTACGACACGACCGCGCGACCGGCGATCGTCTGCACCTGCGCCGTCTTCGAGGCGGTGACGAGGTCGGTGTTGGACACCGCGCCACCGTCGGACTGGACGGCGGTGGTGTCGCCCGTCGTGATGCCGGGCAGGTTGATCGAGTTCGTCGCCGGCGGCAGCGGCATCGAGCCGATCGCGTTGACCGTCGGGCGACCGGCGCGCAGCAGCGGGAAGAACTCCGGCAGCCACAGCGGCGGCGAGAACTCACCGCCGGACGTGGCGGTCTGGTTGACGCCGGCACGGGTCTCGATGGCGTACTCGCGGTTGTTCCGCTCGAGCCGGTCGAGGGCGCCCTGGTCGCGCTTGGACGCGAGGATCAGGTCGGCGAAGTACGACGGGCCGAAGTCGGGGCGGTAGGTGCGCTCCGTCCGCTGCGTTCCACGCGCCGTCGCCGGCTTGCGGCTCTCGGCCTCGCGCTCGGCGGCCGGCGGGATGCTGGCCTCGAGGGTCTTCTCGGTGCGCTCGCGCGCCTCGTAGTTCTTCTTCGTGCGCTCGACCTCGGCGACGGACTCGTCGAGCTCGGCGCTGAGCGCGTCGAGGTCGGCGGTCTCGTCGGCGCTGTCGATCGCGTCCTTCGCCTCGAGGGCACGCTTCAGCGATGCCTCCCAGGCGGAGCGGAGCTGCTCCTTCGTCATCTCGTCTTCTCCAGGTTCATGAGTGCGGCGCGCGCCTTCAACTGCAGCGCGCGGAGCTGCCTTGCGGCAGCGAGGTCGGCACCCGCCGGAGGCGCGATGCTTGCTGCTTCGCCCGGCCCGGAGGCCGCGACGTCGCCGGTTCGGCCCATCTCCGGAGAGATGCGACCCGCTGCAGCCATGCGGCTGTGGAGCGTCACGTCGGTCTGCGGGTACGCGCCCTGCGCGCAGATGCAGACGTCGTAGAGCTGGCCGACCGAGAGGATGCGGAAGTGATCCGTCTCCATCCCGTTCGCGTCGGTCGTGGTGGTGAGCTGTTCGGAGTCGATCGTGAAGGCGAACGACATCTGGTCGACGACGCCATCGCGCATCGCGATCGACAGGTCGCGGACGTAGCTGATGTCCGGGTTCACGCGGGCGAACACGCGCAGGCCCTGCGCGTCGGTGGACAGCTCGAGGCCGCCCATCTGCGACGCGGAGCGGCCGGTGCGCGCCATCGGCTTCGACATGTCATGGTTCACGTTCAGGTGCACGTCCGGGTTCGACGCGAGCACGCTGTTGAAGGCGTCGGGCGCGATGTCCTCGACGATGCGGTAGCCCTTGCCGGCGTAGAGCTCGGTCGCCTGGTCGAAGACGGCGGCGTGGCCGGTGAGGATGAACCCGTTGCCGTCACCGGCGCCGCGGAACTCCATGTCGACCATCCGCGCGTTGAAGGTGCGGCGCTCCGGTCCACGCAGGAACGCCCGCTCGTCGGCGGGCAGGGTGATCTCGTCAGTCACGGTTAGTCTCCTACGCCAGCAGTAAGGCGAGCGCGAGCTCGAGGTCGTCGTTGCGTCGCTTGTAGATCGGCGTGATCCCACCGCCGTAGAGGCCGCCGCCGCTCGGCGT